CAACGGCCTTCGTCGAACAGTACAGCGCCAACGTACAGCACCTTGTCCAGCAGGACGGGTCTAAGTTGCGCGGTTCAGTTCGTGAAGAGTCTGTAACCGGCAAGAATGCCTTTTTCGAGCAGATCGGTGCAACTGCGGCGCTTCGTCGCACGTCTCGCCATTCTGATACTCCCCGTGTCGATACTCCCCATGCGCGGCGTCGTGTTTCGCTTGAGGATTTCGATTGGGCCGACCTCATCGACAATGAGGATAAGGTCCGTATGCTTATCGACCCGACCTCTGACTATGCCCGCGCAGCGGCTATGGCTATGGGTCGTGCGATGGACGAAGTGATCGTTGACTCGGCTCTTGGTAGTGCTTTCACCGGCGTGTCCGGCGGAACCACGACCGCTGGCCAGACTGCTATTGCTGCTGGTACAACCGGCCTTACGCTTGCCAAGCTGCTTTCGGTAAAGGAGACAATGGATGGTGACGATGTTCCTGAGAATGGTCGCGTCATTGTTTGCACCGCTGATCAGGTAAGCGATCTCTTGAATACGACTGAAATCCAAAGCGCGGATTTCAACACGGTCAAGGCTCTTGCTCGCGGTGAAGTCGATACCTTCTTGGGGTTCAAGTTTATCCCGGTGAACGGTAAGCGCATTGACGGCACTAAGTTGGTTCCGGTTAATGGCTCTAGCCATCGTCGTTGCTTTGCATTCCAGAGTGAGGGTTTGCTTCTTGGTGTCGGTGCTGACATGACAACGAAGATTTCAGAGCGTGCGGACAAAAACTATGCAACGCAGGTCTTTTGCTCAATGAGCATTGGCGGCACTCGCATGGAAGAAGCCCGTGTCCTCGAAATCCTTTGTGTCGAATAGGAGGATTTGAAAAATGACTGTACTTTATAGCGCGGAAATGACTGGGCTGGCCGCAGTTCCAGTTAGCCTCCCGTCCGGTGGTATTGTTGATGGTAATGTCCGCGTCAAGCGGGCCACCATCACTCTTGCCACTCAGACGACTTCTGATACCATTGTTATTGCGAAAGCTCATGAAGGTGAGTCTTTCCTTTATGGTGTCATCAACTCCAGTGCTACTCTTGGTGCCAGTGCTACGATTGCAATTGGCATCACTGGAACCGTCGCCAAATATCGGGCGGCGGCGACTCACACTGCCGCGAACGTCCCGACGTTGTTCGGTGCCAACGCTGGTGTCGCAACGATTGCTGCTGAAGAAGAAATCTTCATCACTATTGCTAGCGCGAGCCTTCCGGGTTCGGGATCGCTGGTTGTGGATATGTACTTCTCTGCAACGTAATAAGGTTGGGGAGGCTTCGGCCTCCCCATACTTTACTGAGGGGATAGTATGGCGACTTCTGTTGTTCAGATTGTAAATAACGCTCTGGTCAAGATAGGCGCGAACGCCATCCTGACATTGACCGAAGACAGCGAGGCGGCGAGAGCCGCCAATCTCATTTATGAGCAAATTCGCGATGCTTGCATCCGCGACCACGTTTGGAATTTCGCTGTCAACCGTGTCGAGCTGGCGCAGAATAGTACAGCGCCAGCTTTTGAATTTGCTTACCAGTACAATCTCCCGTCTGATTGCCTCCGGGTTTTGCAGATGGAAGACATGGGCATGTATTACAAGATCGAAGGCGGCAAGCTGCTAACCGACGAAGGCACAGCGAAGATCTTGTATCTGGCCCGCGTTGAAGACGTAAACCTTTTCGACGCTCTGTTTGTTGAGGCGCTGTCTGCGCGGATTGCTGCTGAATTGGCCGTCACATTGGCGGAAAGCAATACGCTATATAGTAATATGATGGAGATGTACCAGCGCAAGGTTGCAGATGCTCGATCCATGGATGCACAAGAGAGCGGTTATCTTGAGATTGTTGCTGACACTTGGCTAGATAGCCGGATCAATTACGCTGGCAGTTCCGGCGTCAGTGTAAACGGCAGACCTTAATGCCGCGTTCTGCGCCGATATTCACTAATTTTACGGCGGGTGAACTTTCACCGCTCCTTGAAGGCCGTGTCGATCTCCAGAAATATCCCAACGGCTGCAAGACGCTTGAGAATATGATTGTGCAGAAACACGGTCCGGCTTCCCGCCGGGGTGGGTTTTACTTTTCGGCAGAGGTCAAAGACAGCACTAAAAAGACCCGCATACTTCCGTTTGAGTTTAGCGCCACTCAGGCATATATAATCGAATTTGGAGATGAGTACGTTCGGTTTTACAAGAACTATGGTCTGATTGCGTCAGGGCCGTTCGACGAGGTTTTCGATGACCCGTTCGCCAAGGGCGCACCTTACGAAATAGCAACGCCATACCTAGAGGCAGAACTGTTTGAGTTGGTAATCACACAGTCTGCTGATGTCCTGTATATCGCTCACCAGAACCACGAGCCGCGCACGTTGTCCCGGTCGGGCGACACGAACTGGGTGCTGGACATCATCCAGTTTCTGGACGGTCCATATGATTCCGTGAATGCGACAGAGACGACTCTAGGGCTGTCAGCGGTAAGCGGCACCGGAGTCACGGTAACAGCATCTGCTGTCACTGGGATCAATGACGATCAGGGTTTCCTCGCCACAGATGTTGGCCGGTTGATTCGGTTCGAGGACGCGGCAAACGACTGGACGTATCTCGAAATTACAGCGCGAGCAGATACGACACACGTCACGGCGGACTTCATAGGACCAAATGCCTCCGCAACCACTGCCGTGACCGGCTGGCGTCTAGGCTTGTTCTCAGAGACGACTGGCTACCCGTCCGTTGCGACGTTTTTCGAGCAACGCCTAGTATGGGCGGCAACGACAAGCCGACCGCAGTCTATGTTCTTTTCTGTATCTGCTGATTACGAGAATCACGCTCCCACGGATAACGATGGGAACGTCCTTGACGATAGCGGGTTCGTTTACACCATTGCGACAGACCAAGTGAACACGATACGCTGGATGAGGGCCGGTAAGGTGTTGTCCGTAGGCACTGCTGGCGGCGAGTTCATTGTTTCGCAAGGCGATCAAAACAGCCCGCTATCGCCCACAAATACCCGTGTCGTGCGCCAGACCACATTTGGCAGTGCCGCAGTGACGCCACCGCAGGTCGGCAACTCGGTGCTGTTCCTGCAACGCGCTAACCGTAAAGTGCGGGAATACGTTTATCAATTTGAAAGTGACGCATACACCGCGCCTGATCTTTCTATCCTTTCGGAACAAATTACCGAAGGCGGCGTCATCGACATGGCGTATCAGCAGGAACCTGATAGCGTTGTATGGTTAGCACGTTCTGACGGCGTTCTGGTAGGGATGACCTACGAACGCTCACAGGATGTTGTGGGTTGGCACAGGCATATCATCGGCGGCACGGATACTAAAGTTGAGAGCATCGCAGTTATTCCAAACACGACCGGCAGTCGTGACGATCTTTGGGCGATTATCCAACGCACCGTTAACGGCCAATCGGTTCGTTATGTTGAGTTCCTGACGCCGGGATTGCCCGAAGTCGTGACAAATACCATTCAATCCACATATCTTGACTCGATGTTGAGTTACGACGGCAGCACTGTGACATCAGTGTTCGGGCTGGATCATTTAGAGGGCCAGACTGTTTCGGTGCTAGCTGACGGCGCTGCCCACCCTGACCGTACAGTCTCAAGCGGTTCGATAACATTGAACAATAGCTATTCTGTCGTCCACGTCGGGTTACCTTACACGTCCACGCTACAGACAATGCGGATCGAGGCTGGAGCGAAAGACGGCACAGCGCAGGGTAAGAAAAAACGTATTTCCAGAGTCACTTATCGGCTTTACAATACTCTAGGCTTGAAGCACGGCCCAAGCGCAGATCGTTTGGATATTATCCCGTTCCGGTCCAGCGCAGACGACATGGACGAGGCACCGGCATTGTTTACCGGCGACAAAGAGGTTGAGTTTCCGCGTAATTGGGACAAGGATGGGTATATTTTCTTAGTGCAGGACCAGCCGCTGCCATTTACTGTTCTGGCTATTATGCCGGAACTTAATACGACGAAGGTTTAACCCGATGATCCGGCAAATAAGCGTTGATGAACTTATCAAATGCCGTGAGTTCCCCGCTCTTTTGCAGGAGTATGCCGATGAATGCCCGCCAAAAAATAACATGCCGCATACATATAACGAAGAAACATACAAGGCTCTGGAAAAATCCGGGGTGCTGCAATCCTTTGGGGGGTTTGGTGGCGACGGGGAACTGTTAGGGTTTATCACGCTGGTCATCACAATGCTTCCCAAATATACGTCACTCATTAGCGCCACAGAGAGCTTTTTTGTTGCGAGCAAGCACCGCAAGACAGGGGCGGGGATAAGGCTGCTTCGCGCCGCCGAGGCCAAGGCGTCTGAGTTAGGTGCTTTCGGTATATTGGTGAGCGCACCTTGCGGTGGCAAATTGGCGGAAGTTATGTCAATGTCTGGATATGAAGAGAGCGATGTAATCTTCTTCAAGGGTTTGAAATGAACAACGTCCAGACAGCCGAATCAGGTATTCCGGCCATGAGCGCACAGGCGATAGATAAGGTGCGTGAACTTACTGAGATTGTTAAGGCCGCGCCGCAATACGCCTTGGAGACAAATCACGTCATACACGGCGGAATGTACTCCCGCACAATCACGATGCCAGCGGGTCATGTATTGACAGGCAGCTTGGTCAAAGTAAGCACGTTGCTGATTATAAATGGACACGTTACGGCGTATCTGGGCGACAGCGGGTCTGCGGAGTTTAAGGGTTATGGCGTTGTCCCGGCCAGTGCGGGAAGAAAACAGGCTTTTATATCTCATGCTGATACGGATATAACGATGATCTTTGCCACAGACGCGACATCCATTGAGGAAGCAGAAGCAGAGTTCACGGACGAAGCAGATATGCTTGTGTCAAGGTCGGATACCGGCAGCAACAACGTATTGATTACGGGGGAATAAGGTATGTCATCAGCAATGGCGATAGCAGCCATAGCAACCGCCGTTATTGGCGCTGGGGTGAGCGCCGCGAGTTCTATGCAACAGGGCAAATCAGCGCAGAACCTCGCTAATCACAACGCGCAGATCGCGCGGAACGATTCCATTGCAGCGCGTCAGAAGGCCCAGTTCGACGCTACGGCACAGAAACGTAAGGCAAGGTTGTTTGCTGGCACTCAGCGGGCCTCTATGGCTAGCACAGGCGGCGATCCGCGGGACATGGACGATGTGCTTAATATGAGCGCAGAGCAAGCTGAACTTGAATACCTTGCGATCCTATACGGCGGTGAAATGGGTTACAGGGCGGGGCAGCAGAAGGCGACACTCGCCAGCTTTGAAGGCTCTGTGGCAAAGCAAAGAGCGACAGGGCAAGCTGCGAGTTCGCTTCTGACGGGCGCGTCTTCGGCTGCTGGTATGGGCGCGAAGTATAAT